AGTGGTTTGCAGCGCGGCTTGTATGACTTGGGGCTGTTTGGCGGTGATCCTCGTGTTGTTCGCCCACGGCAAGATTTTGAATATTACACTCTTGAAGAGGTTAATGCGGTTGATGAAGACGGAAACTATGTCTTCGGCACGACACCCGGCGGCGAGTCAAAAGGGTTGGCAAAGTTGGGCCAAGTTAAGAACAGCACGCTAGACAAGTTGCTTGATGCTATTGATAGCTATCAGGATATGGACAGCTATTTCACAGATCAATACGACACCAACGCTGTCCTATACGATACGTTTGGCGAAGAGATTACATCAACCAGCCTTAGCATTGCTAACGCGCCTATTGCTGCAATTCGCAACAGAATACTGGGTATTCGAATAGACCCGGGCGAAGAGCCAACGCCTGCAAAGGCAGAGCTGATGCGTCTTTACGGAGAAACAGGCAAGTGGCCCTTGTCTAATAAAGAAAGCTTGCGCGGCATAAAGCTTGGTTTCGGTGCGCAGTCAGATTGGACAAGATTAGCAAAGCGCGACACGGAAGTCCCTGTGCCTAGTCTTGGCAACCTGCCATTAACATTTAATCAAGCGTTAGAACTGCTAACAACTGGCAAGTTGGAGATTGAAGGCAGCGGGGTTTTGACAAACGTCTTTAATAGTTACTCAAGCGACAGCTCAGAAGAAAGGTTGCGAAAGATTGGCAATTTGGAAGATACGTTCTATAATGCCACCATCGAAAAACTTTTTGAAGAGAAAGACAGCGACGGTAATTTAAGGTATAGTAACCTAAGTCAAGTATACAACGATCTGTTGATGCGAGGCGAGCTAGAGGAAATGACGAACAGATGACAGTATCTAGTAGCACAAACAGAGTGAGTTACAGCGGCAATGGCACGCTGACCACTTTTGCGTACACGTTCAAAGTATTTGACGAAGGCGATCTAACTGTCATTTTACGCGCCAGTGATGGCACCGAAACAGTCCAGACAATCACAACACATTACACTGTGACGAATGTTGGCAACGCAAGCGGCGGCAACATTGAGTTTGTTACAGCGCCCAGCGCTACTGAAACTGTTGTTATTGTGCGTGAGCAGCCGTTCACCCAAGGACTTGATCTTGTTCCTAACGATCCATTCCCGGCGCAGTCGCTAGAAGAAAGCTTGGACAAGCTGACATTCGTTGACCAACGCCTGAATGAGAAGATTGACCGGGCGTTGACATTCAGTGTCGGTGACTTTGTAACTGACGCGACTTTGCCTGTTAAAGAGCTGCGCGTTGGTAAGGTGCTTGCCTTTAACGAAACGACAGGGAACCCAGAGGCGGGGCCAAGTATTGCTGACACTGAAAGTGTTGCTAATATTTCGGCAGACATCGCAACACTGGCAGACATTCAAGACGGAACTATAGCTACTAATTCCATTACAATTGCAGCAAGTATATCACCTCAAATTTCTACTGTTGCTGGTATTCAAACAAGCGTCATAACATTAGATGGGATTAACTTAGATATTGTAACTGTCGCTGGTGTATCAACAAATGTTACAACAGTGGCAGGTGTAGCTACAGACGTTGCCACTCTTGGGCCAATAGCGACTGACATTACAACAGTATCGTCAAACAACACTAACGTCACAACGGTTGCAACAAACATTAACGCGGTCAACACTGTCGCGTCCAACATCAACAACATTAACACAGTAGCTAACGATCTGTTAGAGGTTGTGTCTGAAATCGAAACTGTTGCCAATGATCTGAACGAAGCAACAAGCGAGATTGAGGTTGTTGCTAACAATATTGCAAACGTCAATACAGTCGGAACAATTAGCGGCAACGTGACAACAGTGGCGGGAATATCCGCAGACGTTACGGCGGTGGCTGCGGATGCAAGCGACATTGGGGTTGTTTCAACCAATATTGTAAATGTTAATACTCTTGCTCCAATATCTGCAAACATAACAACTGTTGCTGGAATTAGCTCTGATGTGACAACTGTGGCGGGGATTAGCGCAGACATTACGACAGTAGCTAATACTGATCTAACAGCCGTTATTAACAATGCTTCTAACATTGCTACAGTCGGCACTAACATCTCATCTGTAAATACAGTGGCAACTAACATCAGCTCTGTCACAAACGTAAGCAACAACATCAGCTCAGTTAATAGTTTCTCTAATCAGTACACTATTTCTGCGACAGCACCTTCTAGTGCTAACGAAGGGCTGCTTTGGTTTGATACGTCTACAGATACCATGAAGGTATACAACGGTTCGTCATTCCAGAATGCGGGTTCGTCTGTAAACGGTACATCATCACGCGGCACATTTACTGCCACTTCTGGTCAGACAGTATTCACAACAACTGGCTATGATAGCGGGTTCATTGACATTTACCTAAACGGTGTAAAGCTAGTCGTTGGCACAGACGTTACCGCAACAAACGGTACTACCTTTACCCTGACAACAGGGGCAGCGGCGGGTGACATCGTTGAGTACATTGCCTATGGCACATTTGAGCTAACATCAGTTTACACGCAAGCTCAGTCTGACGCTCGTTACCTACAGCTAACAGGCGGCACACTATCAGGTGATCTAATTGTTGGTGGCAACCTCACAATTTCAGGAACCACTACGACTGTGAATAGTACAACGCTCGACGTTGCTGACTTGAACATCACGGTTGCTAACGGTGCGGCAGATGCAGCGGCAGCAAACGGTGCTGGTCTGACAGTCGATGGTGCGGGTGCCACGTTCAACTATGCGGCTACTGGTGACAAGTGGACAATGAATAAGCCGCTTGATGTGACAGGCAACGTAAATGGTCGTGATATAGCAGTAGACGGTGCGGCGTTAGATAAGCTGACAGGCTTTGATATTATCAGCACTGCGACAACGGTGGCGAAGAACACACGCAACGCATGTGACGTATCAAGCGCAGCGTTTACAATGACATTACCAACAGGCCCAGCAACAGGTGACTTTGTAGAGATACGCCAGATTGCAGGGGATTTTTCAGTGAACAACTTAACGGTTGCTGGGAACGGCAACAACATTAACGGCGATACATCGCTGATAGTAGATGTAGCATATGCACAGCTTGCTCTCATCTACAACGGAACAGAATGGAGAGTTAGCTAATGGGTACTTTATCTAGTCTTACTGGCGCAGGTTCAGGCGGTGGCGGCGGCGACCCACAGGCAACCTTTCAGGCAAGCGCAAATGTCGCCAATGGTGATTTGGTGGTGCTGAATGACAACGGTACGGTTGAGCCAGTTACTTCTACTGCTGTTGCGGCGGATTTTACACAGTCTGACAGTGGCACAAAGTTGTATGCTGGAGACATTCGGCAAACATCATCCTACGGTATTTCGATGCATCATAATGCATCTAGAGATGAGTATGTTTCTTTTACACATCGTAATTATAATGAAGAAATAGTTATTGCATCACACACTTATAATGACTCTACGGGGCAGTATACGCAGCTTAATCAGATAACAAGTGGCACCCAATATTATAGGGTTCATGTGCATAACGATAACGACAATGACGTTATGTTAATGGGCTTTTCAAACGGTGGGGGCAACCCACAAGTTAGGGGTATCTACCACAACGGAACTAACTGGACTTGGACAAACGCATCAAACACATTAGGAAATGCATCAGCTACAGAGTGCGCATATGTTGGGCGTAGTGCTGATGGGACTATTGCATTTGCTGGTCGAGATGCTTCGCAACTATGTGCAACAACACTAAGCTGGACAAACAATTCATCAACGCCAGTACACACAGGTAATTATTTATACAATAGTGCATATAATGGCCTTAATGACCAGCAAAGCTTTATTGAGAACGCAGCTTTCTATGGTGCGTATGCAGGTGGAAACAATCACGTTGTGTCTGTTTCGGATGCTAACTATTCAGGCCAAATAAAACTTGTTGCATTTAGTGCATCTGGCACGAATATTACGTTTGGTGAAGTAGCACCTACAGGTGTCACTAGAAGCACTTTTTACGGTCAAATGGCCTATGACCCTGTTGGTAATGTTGGAATTACTGGTATCGGCAGCAGCAGTGGTACAGAGATTAAAGCATTTACCGTAAACAGTAACCTTTCAATTACAATACATGGCACCGTTGCAAATGGTGTAAGCGCAGGGATGGTTGGATTTAATCCAACAACTAAACTTTTCTTCGTGCAGAGTGGTAATAAAGAGTTTACCTTCTTTAATTTAAATAATCAGGGCGCAGTCTCAAATAGCCAAACAGGTACTGTATATCCAAACTTAGGTGGTGTAGCTATGGAATTTGGAGGTATATTTCCAAGAACAAATAGTGCTTACAACCTACTTTCTTTCCAAGCATCGGGTAATGCGGGAGGTTACATAAATTCTGCCAACCACATGTACACAACGCAGTTTGCACCTCCTTATATAGACACCAATGTAGACGACCATTTCGGTGAAGCCAAAGAAACAATCACAAGCGGCAACGCTGGCCCTGTAGCAATCCTAAATCGCTCAAAAGACATTACTGGTTCGTCCTTCCAGAAAGGCCAGAAACTATTTGCTAACCCAAGCGGCTCTGCATTGGCAACGTCAGGCACATACCGTGTTGGCTACGCAACTGATGGTGACACAATCCTAGTAACAGGAGACCCAAGCTAATGACCAAAGCAAGAGACTTAGCCGATCTAATCAGCGCAGGTAATCCACTTGCGGATGGCTCAATAGCAGCGTCAGAGGTTACTGGCTTAAACACAGTGGCAACGTCTGGTGCTTACACAGATTTGTCTGGCACACCCACGCTAGGCACGGCGGCTGCGCTCGACGTAGGGACAGGCGCAAACAACATTCCACAACTTAACGGATCGGG